TATATTACTAACAATGGTCCTGTTGGTACTGGTCCTGATATTGCACCTCCCACCATTACAATTACTGAAGGTGCTACCTCTATTTGGGGTCGTTTTCTAGATTATATGGGTATTCCTCCTGTTCCAGGTGGTAGACCTGGTATTAATGTTAATGCTTTACCTTTCGCTGCTTATCAATGTATTTACAATGAATATTATAGAGACCAAAATCTTATTGCTCCTGTTAATTATAAGTTAATAGATGGTGATAATAATGCTTTTCGTTCTCCTTTATTAGATTTACGTTATCGTGCTTGGGAACATGATTACTTTACTGCTTCTTTACCATTTGCTCAAAAAGGTGCGGCTGTTGATATTCCTCTTGGTGCTGTTAGTGGTGATGCTCGTATATTATCTAATAGACCTGGAAACACTATTCTTACTGGTTCTCCTTATAATGCTGAAGTCTTAGCTGACTTTAATGCTGGTGTAGATACTGATTTATGGGCTCAAACTGATGGTTTAAATGTTGAACCTACAACTATTAACGATTTACGTCGTGCTTATAGATTACAAGAATGGTTGGAGAAAAATGCTCGTGGTGGTACTCGTTATATTGAAAGTATTTTATCTCATTTCGGAGTTAAATCGCCTGATGCACGTTTACAACGTCCCGAATATATTACTGGTGTAAAAACTCCTGTAGTTATTTCAGAAGTATTAAATACTTCTGGTGCTGTAGGTGAAGGTGAATTACCTCAAGGTAATATGGCTGGACACGGTATCTCTGTTTCATCTGGAAAAAGTGGTTCATATTATTGTCAAGAACATGGATATATTATTGGTATTATGTCTGTTATGCCCAAAACTGCTTATCAGCAAGGTATTCCACGTACTTATTTAAAGTTAGATCCTTTAGATTATTTTTGGCCTTCATTTGCTAATATTGGTGAACAAGAAGTAAAAAATGCCGAACTATATGCTTATCATGCTGATCAAGAAGAAACGTTTGGATACGTTCCTCGCTATGCCGAATATAAATATATGCCAAGTCGTGTGGCTGGAGATTTTAGAAATACTTTAGACTACTGGCATTTAGGTCGTATTTTTGCAGAAAAACCTGAATTAAACCAGGCATTTATTGAATGCGATCCTGATTCAGTTGCTCGCATCTTTGCAGTTGAAGACCCAGATGCTCAGAAGTTATATTGTCATGTACTAAACAAAATCAAGGCAGTGCGCCCTATGCCTAAGTACGGTACACCGACTATTTAATGAGTTCTCGATGTATAACTCCTTTTCAGGTTAGAGATAAAATTACAAATCAATGGATGGCGCTGCCTTGTGGTAAATGTCCTAATTGTATGAAAAGGAGAACATCGGGATGGTCTTTTAGGTTGATTAAAGAGGGCGAGCGCTCTGAAACTGCTCATTTTGTTACACTTACTTATGATACTAAATACGTACCTCTAACAAAGAATGGGTTTATGACTCTCAATAAAAGGGACATCCAAACTTTTATGAAACGTTTACGGAAAAATTCTGATAAAAAACTTAAGTATTATGTATGTGGCGAATATGGTTCTAAACGAGACCGCCCTCATTATCATTTAATTATATTTAATGCTGATGTTGAAAAAATCGAACGTGCCTGGTCACAATACAAAGCTGGTCTTGGGTATGTTTCTTTTGGTAGTATATATGTTGGCGAAGTTAATGAAGCTTCAATAGGTTATACATTAAAATATATGCAAAAGCTTGGTAAAATTCCTAAACATAAAAACGATGATCGTTTAAAAGAATTTTCTCTTATGTCTAAAGGATTAGGTCAAAATTATATATCTAATGCCATGATTAAATGGCATAAAAACGATTTATTAAATCGTATGTATGTTCCAATGGTTGAAGGCAAAAAGATTGCTATGCCTCGATATTTTAAAGATAAAATTTATACTGAAACTCAAAAATTACTTATTAATAATCATCTTAAAGTCGTGATGTCCGATGAGGCAATTAAAGCCGAGCTCGAGCTCGTACAGCAATTCGGAGAATTTGCTGAAAGTGTCCTTGTACAAAGGCACAAAAAATCATTTGATAAAATGTATAAAAACACCCAGATGGGTCGTGATAAACTTGACAAAATATGAAAGTAAAAAATTCAATGAACGCTTCGCAATTCGAAAAGAATTACGAAAAAAATGGTCTGCCTTCTATGACGGTGCCAGACCAAACTATGTCTATAAGAACTATCTTAGAAAGATATTCAAGAGGTTTACCAGTTGGTGGTAGAACTGATATATATTATGATGAAGATGATACTTTACCTGATCCTCGAACTCTTGACTTAACTGAAAGACAAGAACTTGCGGAACAATTTGTTAAAGAAATTGTTGATACTAAACGCAAAAAAAATGTTTCCACAAATGTGGATAACAATGTGGATAACTCAGAAGGAGTTATCAAAACCGACGAAACGGAATCGTAAGGGCTTTGCCCTGGATTCTGTTCGTCAAAAGCCCCGATGAGGGGCGATAGCACTAATAGTCCTTGATATATTAGTGCTAATTGACACTAATTTAAAAAAAAGTGTTACATTTGAGTCAAGAACAAAACGTAGTGGCGTGATAAACGAAAAAAAAACACTACTTTTAAATGTCAATTAAAAAAAACAAAAAAAATATGGGTCCACTAGTCTTACCCCTTATTGCTGCCGGTGCTAGCTTAGCTGGCTCGGCTATAAATGCGGGTTCTCAATCCGCAACAAATCAAAGTCAACTATCTTATTCTAGAGAAATGTATGACAAACAAAGAGCAGATGCTTTAGCCGATTGGAATCGACAAAATGCTTATAATTCTCCATCTGCTCAAATGACTCGCTTTAAAGAAGCGGGTCTTAATCCTAATCTTATATATGGTTCAATGACTCAAAGTCCTGTTGTACGTACTTCTTCTGTCGAAGGTTATTCACCTAGGGCTCCACAAGTAGATCTTGGAAATGCTGCAGCTATGGGATTACAAGGTTTATCTACCTATCAAGATACTCAATTAAAAGATGTTCAAACTAATTTGGTAAAAGAACAAATTAAAAACGCTTCAACCGATAACATGTTGAAACAATTGGATTGGGCTAAAAAAAATGCAGAATTACCCTATTCTCAAGAACTCGCTCAACAATCATTAGAAGCTTTAAAGCTTCAAAATTCTCAACGTCTTCAGGATTTAGAATTTGGTTCTGATATTAATCCAACTAAAATTCAATCTGCTTATCAATCTTTAGATTTAGTTAATAAACAAATAGATAATATTATTGCTAATACTAGTTTAACTAAAGTTCAAAAGTTAAACGCTGTTAAAGATGGAGTTTTAAAAGATATTGAAACAAAAATTCGTCGCTCTGGAGGTAATCCTAATGATCCCGGCTATGTTAAGGCTATTCAACCTCTTATTAAAATGGCTGCTGATAAAATAGAGGAATTAATTAAAAACAAAGATAATCCTTCTAAAAAATTTGACGGTTATACCGCTGAAGAGTTATTATTTGATGGTACTAAATTTACTAAATGGCTTTGGTCAAAATTTTAATATTATGGAAAAATTTATAGAGTTTATTCAAGAGTCTATTAAAACCATAGAGAATATGGAATTAAATGACCAAGACAAATCCCTGGTTGCTTCCAGGTTAGATAGTATTTGCGGATTATTACAAATAACAATGTTTCATTTAAAAACTCAACAAGATGAGAAATCGTAGAGGTTACAAAGGACGTAAGTCCTACGGTCGTAAAGGTTACGGCAAGAGAAAAGTTTCACGTACTTATTATATGTCCCGCGGTGGTATCCGTTTATAATTATGAAGAACATATTTAATAGTATTCAATTAAAAAAGCCGAAAAGAAATTATTTCGATTTAACTCATGATGTTAAAATGTCGGCTAATATGGGGGAGCTTACTCCTATCTTGACTTTAGAGTGTGTACCTGGTGATCAAATTGAATTAGGTTGCGAATCAATTATTCGTTTTGCTCCTATGGTTGCTCCAGTTATGCATCGCATTGATGTAACAATGCATTATTTCTTTGTACCAAATCGTATTCTTTGGGATAATTGGGAACAATATATTACTAACAATGGTCCTGTTGGTACTGGTCCTGATATTGCACCTCCCACCATTACAATTACTGAAGGTGCTACCTCTATTTGGGGTCGTTTTCTAGATTATATGGGTATTCCTCCTGTTCCAGCTGGTAGACCTGGTATTAATGTTAATGCTTTACCTTTCGCTGCTTATCAATGTATTTACAATGAATATTATAGAGACCAAAATCTTATTGCTCCTGTTAATTATAAGTTAATAGATGGTGAT